GAACGCTACGGCTAGTGCCATGCTTGAGGCTATTGCTGGGGCAGAGGCAGGCGATCTTAATACGGGTATGATTTCGGATGCGATTCAGGCGTTTGCTGCGTATGAGATTGCTTTGGGTAATTCGCCTGATTTGGCTGCTCTTTCTGGTGTTTTTGAGTTGGAGGAGAAGCTACCTCAGCTTACTGGTGGGGATCCTGAGAAGGAACGTATTCTTCGGGGGCAGATTGAGTCGGCGTATGGGTCGACGTTCCGTCAGATGGAGGAGGAGTATGGTATAGATGCGGGTAGGCTTCGTACAATTTACGACGAGGCTGGGGGTGGGAGCCGTGGTATTACAGCGCTGGATACTACGCTGGATCAGCGCAAAGATTTTATGGATGCGATTGCTGGTACTGGGGGGATGGCATTTAAGGAGAGAATGTCGGTTCTGGACGAGGCGTCGGGCGGTGAATTGTATAAGAGTCGCTCACTTCAAGATGCATTCCTGAACAACTTAGCTACGGAGGGCCGGATGCAGGCTGAACGAGCTTTGCAAGGTGGGACTAGCCTTGCAGACGTAATTGACGCTGCAGCGGGGCAACAATATGGTGAATTTGATCAGCAGCAGTTTATGACCGACTTTATTTCTATGGAGGCTCCGTTGGATTTAGCACGAAACGACCTGTTATCAAATATTAAAGCTGCCATAGATATGACGACAGAGGCAGTCAACGGGATTAACGTGTCTGACCCAGAACGAGGAGGGACAGTCACCGGGATTATAGGTGGTTCGATAGGCGCTAAGGTCGGTGCTGGCTCGATGAGGCGCTTACCTTAGATTGAGGTAATTTATTATGGCTAATAAATTTGTAGCGAAAAGAGTTTTATCTGCCTCTACCGGGCAGACTTCTAACCCGTTCAGGACCATTAATCCTCCTGAACGGGCTAGGTTGTCCGTTAAAGGGGATGGAAATAAGTATCTTCCGAAAGAGTATACGCCACAAACCGAACGTCCTATTATTACGCCACCCAGTAGGACACCTGGCGTGATAACGAGGATAGAGAACTTGCCCCAGACCCTGTCGAATGCCAGGGCCTCATGGCCGTCTGGTAGACGTGCAGTGTACACAACGGACGCTTTGGGGCGTAAAGTGGTTGCTTCAAATGTTGCGAATGTAGGCCCCATGACAAAAGTTCGGGCGGCGGAGTCTTTGACATTAGATAGTATTTTTGTTGAGTTTCCGTTCGGGCCGCAGGACTTGCAACACAGTTCCCACGCTGCTCGTATTCAGCAAGTTCAAAGGCCCGGTTTGCCCCCGTTGCTGGTAACAGAAGGCAGGTCGTTGCGGGTGTGTTCGTTTAGTGCTACTATAGCTAAGCGGGGTGGCGGCACTGACGCTGCGCTTGTTGAAGGTATTTTGGAGAATTTGTCGCTGATGGCAGAAAACGGTGTCACATTAGAATTTGAGTACGGTTTCAGCAAACTTGACTACGATTGTGTTATGACAAATTTGACGATGACAGATAGGTATAGGGACCAGAATGGTTATGTTACTCGGGCGGAGGTTTCGATTACGTTAACTGAACGTCCGAGGTTTAATGCGGATGTTAGGGTTTTGAAAGCAGTGTTTAAGTCTGATGATTTGACTGCTGGTATTCCTGATGGGTCAGGCAACGACAAGGTGATTGACCTAGATCCGAGAATTCAGGCTGACTCAAACTTTCGGAAGAAGACGTTTGGCGAGGAGAGACTTAGCCCAGAGCGAGCCGCTGAGCTGGTTGGGCTCCTATAGGAAATTGTATGTCTACATATCTTGAAGCACTTACAGTTGGGGAAGTTGACGACGAAACCCAAATTGACATACGATCACACGTAATATCAATGCAATATGACTTAACTTCGAATCAGGTTAGCCAGCTCGACCTACAATTATATGACGAAGACTTTCGAATGCACAACAGCAACTACTTTATGGTAGGCCGGAGAATTGGGTTTAACGGAGTTGCGTTTGAAATAGCGGCAGTATCTTTATCTTTCGGCAACATTTCAACTGTTAAAGTCACAGCACGCAGTCAGGCAATGCAGGAAATGCGCAGAGATAAGCGCACACAGACGTGGAACAAAGTAAGCCCATCGCAGGTTGCTGCAGATATTGGTGCCGCTTTGGGGATGCAACTTTTTATTGAACCTTCCCCTCAGGTGCCTACCATTACTAAAGAAAAATCTGAGAATCAAGAAGAATCTTCATACGATATGTTGCAGCGACTTGCCCGAGAGTTAGAGTACTTATTTTTTGAAGCCCATAACACCCTGTTTTTTACATCACCAGAATTTTTGTTGGATCAACAGGCGGCGGGTGGTAATCAGATTGAACTCAAGGTTGGCGCAGCTGAAACCCAGTCCGATAAATGGCCGGTGTCTACAATTTCGCTTCGCAGAACCGCAGACGGTTCTGCAGCCGCCACTTTTTCGGCGTCACTTATTAAAACTGTGGGATCAGTAAGCTTGTTCCCGGGCACGGTTGTTGTGTTTAGTGGGGCGTCAACATTTAATCAAATGCGCTTTATTCTTGAGCGGGTGTCGTTTGATGCAACAGAGTCTGGGCTTGTAAGCATTTCGGGGTCAACCCCTGAGGATGCTGAAGAAATGTTTTGTATACTACAAACCTTTGAACCAGGCTCTACTGGTCAATGTGTTGGCCGCATCCAACAGGCGGTTAACGCTAACGAAACAAACGTTTGGGACGCTGACACTACCCGGCAGGTGGCGAGTTTCCAATCTCTTAATGGACTCCCCCAGGACGGAACGTGGGGGGCAGATGATTGGGCGATGATTAAGGGAGATTACGAGAAGCCCCCTCGCCCAGCTGGGACTAAACGACGAAGGCGTAATCCGACGGATTGGTCGGTTATTGATTTCCCGCCGCTTGATCCTGCCCCACCGCCCCCTCCCCCCCGATACGCCCCAGTTCCGGTTGCCTTCTATTAATGGCATTCTGTATGATAAGGGAGAGGTGCTAATATGGTACGACGAACTTCACACAACACTTCTTATTCGACTGGAGTGACCCGCCCTAGTGGTTTTTACAATGCAGTGGTTAAAGCTGTAGGCACGGGGGACAATCCTACCGTTTCTGTGACTATTCCACGTATTGGTTTGAATAATATTTACGAAAATGTTCCCGTAATTGGGAATACTCCTGTCGTGGGTGACAACATTCATGTGGGGTTTATAGAAGGTAGTTCTTCTGCCCCGGTTGCGATTTCTGTACGTAATAACACAGTATATTTTTCTGATTCAGCGCCTGACGTTGCTTTGGTGGGGGATTTATGGCATCGGCTTTCTGATGGTAATTTGTTTGTTTATTACAATGATGGCGATACGCTGCAGTGGGTAGAGCTGGTTAATGGTATGGGTGTCACGGTGGCAGTAGACCCGCCTGATGATCCTTCCAATTTGGATTTATGGTTAAATTTGACTACGTCGGTGTTGTCTGTTTATTATGATGATGGTACTAGTTCCCAGTGGTTAAAGGTGGGGCCATCTGCAGCATATACTTTGCCTTTAACTGATGGTTCATCAGGTCAAGTTTTGAAGACTGACGGTTTGGGTAACGTTTCGTGGCAAGTTGATGCGGGGGCATCAGCGAGCCCTTCGGGAGTCGACGGTGCAATCCAGTTCTCCGCTGGGGGACTGTTTGGTTCTGATGAGAACAATTTGTTTTGGGATGATGCCAACAACCGGCTGGGGGTCGGAACTAATACCCCTTCGGTAGAGTTAGAGGTTGATGGGTCGATTGTTGCGACGCACATTGAGGCAGAGTTTGATGGGCCAAGTATTGTTGCGATTAAGAATACGTCCGGTAGCACTATACCAAAAGGTTCTCCCGTTTATGCTACTGGTTCGGTGGGAGCGTCGGGTGCTGTTGAGGTTTCTGCAGCTAGGGCTGACAATGCGGGGAACATGCCCGCTTTAGGGGTTACCAACACGGAGCTGAATCATAACGATCTCGGCCACGCAGTTGTTTTGGGTGTCATACGTGGTATGAATACTTCTTCGTTCAGTATAGGCGCTACTTTGTATGTTGCCCCTACGGGCGGGTTAACAGATGTTAAACCTGTAGCCACGGCTACACACCTTATCCAGAATATAGGTAAGGTCATTAGGGTGGATGGGTCGACCGGTGAGATTCTTGTGTCTGGGTCGGGCCGCACGAATGATGTCCCTAATTCGTTTTCCACGTCGGGTAACGTTTCTGTGGGTGGCGATCTGGATGTGGCTGGTAATATTACTCTTTCGGGTTCGATCAATAGTGGTGCGGCTGGTGCTGATGGGTCTGTGCAGTTTGCTTCTAGTGGGGCGCTTGCGAGCGATAACGCCAATTTTTATTGGGATGATACGAACAACCGGTTGGGGCTTGGTACGAGCAGCCCTGCTGAGTTGCTGCACGTTGTTACTGCTTCGGGGGCGGCGTATCTGCGGCAAGATAATGGTACGGCAACAACTTATCTTGGCCCTGACTCTGCTAACACTGGATCGTTTGGTACTTCAACCACACACGATGTTCGGTTTCTTACAGACAATACGGAGCGTGTGCGTATTGATTCGTCGGGCAATGTTGGCATCGGCACGACCAGCCCGACTGCTCACAGCGCACAGGTTTTGCACTTGAATGGTTCTGGCACTTCTGCGGCTCTTAAAGTGACAAATAGTACGACTGGCGCTACTAACGACGACGGATTAGATATTGCTGTTTCTGGAGACGTTGCTTACATTATCCAACGTGAAGCGGCGGACTTGCAGTTTCATACTGCGGGCACCCAGCGCATGGTTATTGACAGTTCTGGCAATGTCGGTATAGGCGAGACTGCTCCCCACCGCCCGCTCGTTGTCAATGATTACTCGGCTTCTGCTAGCAGCTTCCCGGTACATGTGGCCAACGGTGTTGATGGAGGCGGCGGCGTTCTCAACCAGGAGGCGGGTATTTGGTTTTCAACCGGTTCTTCTACCGCCACCACCCGAGGTGCTTATATTTCCGCTAAGAACACTAATGGTGGCGGTAATGCACACGATCTTATCTTCGCCACAAGCGCTAATACTAGTTTTCCTGCGGAGCGTATGCGCATTGACAAGGAGGGCAATGTCGGCATCGGCACGAGCAGCCCTACTTACCAGCTTTCACTCTATAACCCGAGTTTGGGCACAACGATTGGCGACGAAAAGGCGGCGATCCGAGTTCATACCACAACTGCTAACGACGATTTTTTGGACATAAAAAAACGACGCTGGGCCGCCAGCAGCAGCTGGCAGTCGAGTGAGTGGCGCATCCAGGCGACAGTCGACTCTACTAAAATGGGTTACATTTCGTTTAATAATCCAAACTATGGCCTGTCGTTCGGAACTACAGATGTCGAGCGTATGACGATTCAACAGTCTGGGGCTGTGACTGTCACATCCTCTCAAAACAACGCCGCAGGCTCTGTGTTCAAGGTCATCAACACGTACACGAACGACGGTCACGTTGTCATGAACATCACTCATGGCAACGCCACCCCGTCATCATCCGGTGGGTGGATTCGGTTTGATGATGTAAGCGGCAACCAGCATGGGCTGCTGCAGGGAGATGGCGGAGGTATCAACCTGTTCTCAGCTTCGGATCAGCGCATCAAGACCGCAATCGTGGACGCTGACAAGGACGCCTCGGTGGCGGTCATCAAAGCCCTTCAGGTTCGGGACTTCATGTGGGACGAGGACGGTGACGGCCTCAAAGATGAGCCAGGGCACGGCTTCATCGCACAGGAAGTAGCTCAGGTTCTCCCCTCTGCCGCCCCCGGCGACCCCGAGGGAATGGAGCCTTGTTGGAGATGTGAAGCCTGCACGGCTGAGGAGAACGCAGAACTGAGCGACGAAGAACTTCTCGCCGTTTGTATCACGCCGAAGATCAAGGTGATGTGCCTGTCGATGGAGCGGATGATCCCTGATCTGGTGGCCGCTTTGCAGAACGCTCTAGCCCGTATCGAAGCATTAGAGGCTAACTAGTGGCTATTAAATTCTACGATTCGCCATCCGTAAGCGATACCTATATTGTTGTGGCGGCTGACAGCGGTTGATGTTTCGTTCACCCGCCTGAACTCAGCTTTGTATAGAATAATCCTTGGAGGTGCTATAATGTCTATCAATTTTCCTGATTATCCAAGCATAGGGCAAACATACACTTTGGGTGCAACATGGCGGTGGGATGGCAGCACGTGGAGTGTAGTTTCTCGCTCATCGGGCGATGGGTCCAGCAGCGATGTAGAGACTTTTGTGGCGAGCGCTGCCCCTACTGATGTTTCGGAGGGGGCGTTTTGGTTTGACACAGTGAATAAGTCGCTTTCTGTTTATTACAACTCTGCTTGGGAGGCTGTTGGGGGTGAAGGGGCACCTGTGGCTTTGATTCAGGAATCAGTGCCGGTCGGGACAGCGGCTGGCGAGGTGTGGTTTCAACCATCTTCTGAAACAGTTTTTGTTTATTCGGGCACCACGTGGTCGGCCGCCAATAACGGTGTAAGTGTTACGGCTTCCCAGACCGCACCGTCTCCTGCCTCTGAAGGAGATTTATGGTTTGACAGCGTCACCGCTGATTTATTTTTGTATTTTGAACCCCAGGGACAGAGCGGCCAGTGGTTACAAGTCGGTGGAAACGTTCTGGCGTCAGTGACCACTCAAGAGACTACTCCCCTCTCTGCTTCTGAAGGAGATTTGTGGTTTCAAAGCTCTTCTGGTTCGCTGTTTGTCCGGTATACCGGTGCGTGGATAGAAGTTGCTGGTGAAGCCCTGCCTCTAATACGGGATATTGATGGTGACACGTTGATTCAGGTTGAGGAGGGCCCTGATGAAGATGTCATTCGTTTTGACACTGCGGGTTCTGAGCGGATGACAATTGACGCAGGTGGGGCAGTTGCGATTGTAGGTACCGCTTCGATTGGAGGCTCCGCTTCGCTTTCGGGGGGAGTTACAATTGGGTCTGGTGGGACAGAGTTCACATTACCCACTGTGGATGGGACAGAGAATCAGGTTTTGAAAACTAACGGTAGCGGCGCTGTTTCTTGGGTTGACAGAGATCTAGTTACGGTAAATCATGGGAGCACTGCTACCACCGCTCGTCCGACGGGTGTAGATAAAGTGCTGTGGATTGGTACCGCTGACCCGACTAATAAAGCGACCGGCGATATTTGGTTGGATTTAACATGAGAATACTGGTTTTTATTGGAAGTGACATAGCAGAAGATAATTGGAACTATGGTGATATAATTTCGGTGCATCCTGATAACCACCGGTTTGGTAACTACGAATCCTTAGAGGTGTGGGTTGCTGGGGGAGGGGCACCAGAAGAGTTCCCTTCTGCCAATATGGGAATTATAGACTTACCCGGTGAGCCCGCTGATGTGAACTTAATGGATGCAGCGTTCTACGAAACGGGGGCAGTGGCGTTTAAGCGTGGGTGGTCATTGAATTTAAAAAATTTGAGCCGTACAAATTCTGAAAAACTGAACAGTTTGGGTGGGCATATTGTGTTGTCTCGGGGGGAGGGACGTAGGTTAATTTCTCGTAAGACTGACGGTCAGCGGCTTCCTCCACGGCTAGAGTCTGATGATGGTGAAAAACATCGTTTTGCTGATACTGAAGTTGGGGTGGCTCCGCCTGGACTTAGGGGCAGACATGGCTGAAATTGTGAGGACAATTGGTTCGGGTAGGGATTATAGCACGATTGCGGCTTGGGAGGCCGGAAACACTACTGACGGCTGGGACACTAGTACTGCTAACACCGATATTTGGAAGGGTGTTATTATGGACGCTTCGGCGTTTGATGAGAGGGTTGTTATTTCTTCAACGAATGGTACTAGGTCGTCTTCAAGTTATCAGTGGTTGACGGTTGATCCGTCTGTTAGGCATGCTGGGGTGCCTGGGGGTACGAATTATGCCAGATTAGACTCTAGCGCTATGAGTAGGGTCATTCAAATTCAGGACGACTATTTTCGTCTTAGTAATTTGGAAATAATAGGTACAGCGACCGATTCTGGTGGTTCTACTATTCTGAGCGCTGTGGCCGTAGAAGCAAATAATGTTTTGGTTGAGAAATGTATGATTTGGCAGAAGAATGGACAGTCCTACTCTACCACTAGAGAGTATTATGGTATAAGCACTTTTGGTATGGGCCAGGGCGAGGTGCTCTCTATTGATAATTGTTTGATTTTTGGTTGGAGTAAAGCGGGTATAATGGACCGGGATGGGGATGCTCTTACTTTGAACATAGACTACTGTACTGTTTGTTTGAACGGTGACGGTGACCTTTACTCATCGTATACAGGCAACTTGGGCACAAGTTTTTCTAGTGGCACCCACTCTACCTATAACCTGTATAATAATTGTTTTGCAGGACTTGGGGGCGTATTTCATGGGCAGACACGGAACGGATCGCTCGATTGGGAGGTATACAATCAAAGCAATACGTCAACTGGTGATTATGCCGGTAGCCACAACGGGGTGACTTCTAGTGGGCTGGTGGAAATCGGCACAGAGAACAACTCAAACTCGATGTCAAACTGGGTGTATGCGGCCGGGGGAGTGTCCACTTCTACCGCTTCAACTGCTTTCATTTTCACAGATCTTACATTTGACGCCAACGACGACCCTTCTTCGATAGATTTTACACCGGTTAATCATGCTAACAATGCGCTTCTTTCCGCTGGAACAAACCGCATAGGTAGCGAGCCGGATAGTCGTCAAGACTTCGCTGTAGATTTGGCCGGTAATACCCGTAGTGAGTCAAACACCGATTTGGGTGCAATAGTTCTGGTAACCGCCACGGTTTCTGATAGATTTAAGTTTTATAGCAACAACGCATGGTCGGGGGTTAAACCAATGAAATATTGGAATGGTACCCAGTGGCAGACTGTTTCCAACACTACTGCTGCATAATTTTCAGTAAAATAGTTGTAGTCGTCAGTTTAGGGAGTTTGTTATGGCTGTGAGTTTACCTAGCGACCCGGTTAATGGGGCAACCTATACTTCAGGGTCGTCTACGTGGAGGTGGGATGGTTCGGTGTGGCGGCTGCAGACTACTGGGGTTGCTCCGCTTCCCACTGGGGCGATTACGTTAGATGATACAGGATGGTCTAATCTTAGTGGAACCAATCCGCAGACTGCTTTGAACTCTGTAGATTATCTTTTAAACGCTGCGAAGTCGGCTCTAGAGGACGCTAAAGAAAGTGCCAGGGTGTCAAATCCTGCTCACAAACTTTTTGTTGAAACAGTGACTTCGGATATTACTATTGATGCTTCTTTCTTTACAAGCAGAGGGCTGTCGTCGGTTCCTACGACACACATTTTGTCGTTGAGGTTAATTAATTCAGCAACTGCTGCGTTGTCTATCAACTGGGGCGCAAATATTAAAGATGTGGGCCGGGTGGCACGCCCTACGTTGCTTGGGATAAATAATGTTGAAGATTTTGTGCTGTGGACGTACGACGGTGGGACGAATTGGGATATGGCTTACACTGCTGATAGCTCTGTCGGTGTCGGTTTACAGATTGCACCACCTGCGAGCGCCGCACCGCCTCCAACCGAATTTGCACCGGCCCCGCCATCGGTTGTGTATTCTAAGGGGTTTGTGAATACTATATTTGGTGACGAAAATAATGCTTTAACGGTTGATTTCACTGGGGTACCTTATCAGGTGGGTGATTTGTTGCTTGTGGTGACGCAGGCAAACGCTAATCGTATGAATCCGATAGTAGGGACCAACGGGTATTTTCCTGCGGATGTGAGCGCAGATTCTGACAACGATGGGTTTGTGTCTAACTTTTCGTCAAGTTGGCAAACTTTTGTTAATACAACCTCTACCAGAAGTGCAGATGTGGGTATGTTTGTGTTTTATTTGAAAGTTGAGGGTAAACATTTGCCGGGTGGCAGTGATGCGTTGGGGGAGCAGACATGGGCGACGTTGAATCCGGCGGGCAGTCGGTGTTATGGTGTTGTTGTTGTGCGTGGGCAGAACGGCGGTTTCAGCCCTGAGACGGCTCCTCACCGGTTGAACCATCAAAACTTCGCCAGTAACTATACGCAGTATGTGAACCGGACTATGGTTGGGGAAAGTGTTGCGCATGCTGAAAATAGTTTACTTATTTGTGTGACTGGTTTTTTTGCGAGGGGTGACCTTAACACGACTGCAACCTATGACCCCAACGATGATTACCCGACGCCGAGGTTGGATGCTGTTACGAGTGATGGCTTTGATCAGCTGACCACGCCTTCTGGGATGACTAAAGCCTACATGACTGGCGTAATCGACAACCCTGGTAATAAACTAAGGAATGTGCAAAAATTGTCTTGGCAACAGTACACGGCTGCGGGAAATACTGGTGATAAGACTTGCACTAATCTTACTGCTACTAATTCTTTTAATGATGCTGTTACTGTTATGATTAGTATTCCTGCTTAGTGGGTGTAGTTGTGGTAGAATATATTTGGATTTACAGTTTGAGGTAGCAATATGCCAATTTCTTTACCGTCTAACCCTTCTGATGGGCAAACTTATACTTTTGATTCAAAGACTTGGTCGTACAGCGCCGCCGCTGGTGTTTGGAAGAAGATTCGTGCGGCAGCCCCAGATTTATCAGGGGGGACTGTCAGTTTGGACGCTAACAACTGGGGTACTTTACAGGGCGGTACTTTGCAGCAAGTGCTGGACAGCATAGACACCGCTATAGGCACAATTAATACTGATATATCCAATGGAGTTACAGTCCAAGCTGCGGTCCCTTCGATGTTATATAAAGCGGTTAATGCATCAGTTGTAGTTGATAATGCGTTTTTAGATGGTTTAGGATTAACTACTATCCCACAAATGCATATGCTTACTTTAAGGCTGGCTAACTCTAGTGGGTCTGGATGGTCTGTTAGCTACGATTCATCAATTAGTGATATTGGTTCAACAGCTGCCCCGACGAGCGTGGCCAACGACAGTTCACACGATTTCTTATTGTGGACTTATGATGGCGGGTCGTCATGGAACATGATGTATATTTTGCTGTCTGATCTGAATACGGGTGCTACGACGGCGATTAGTGTTGAGCCTACTACTGTGGCACCGTATTTGGTTTATTCTCAGATTCAGCATTATTCGGGCCAATCTGGTGCTAGTACGTCGGATGTAATTGATTTTGATAGTGTGCATTTCTTGAATCAATCCGGTGTGTTGCAGCAGGGTGATTTGCTTTTGGTTGTGTATCAGGGCACGGGTGCTTATTTGAATACGGACAGAGTTACAGCACCTGCCGGGTGGACACAGTTGTTTGGTTTTGCCGAGGATGCGATTATTTCTGCCGAGGAACCACCTGGACCTGGTGATGATGGCGGTTCCTCGGATGATGAAGATGATTATTCTGTCCAAATGATTGCGTATTATCGAGTTGTTGGAGCAAACGATCCTGGCAATTTAGGCACACATACGTGGTCTACCGACAATGGTACCGGTAGTCGACTTTTATCGTTGGCTGTTGTACGTGGGGCGGATACGACGAGTATCCCTACTTACACCACGAATGTTGAGTCGTTTTCTACTTTCAAGGGCAATACTACTAACAACGATATTTGGAATGGGGATGGGGATAGTGGGGCTGGTGCAGCGTCGAACTCCCCAACTGCTACTACTGCAACGCTTTCGGCTGATAGTGTTTCTTATTCTGCTAATAGTTTGGTTTTGGGGTATTTTGGGTATTTTAATAAAGGTAACTCGGCCACCCAGCCTCAAATGCAACCGAAGGTTGACATGACTGATTTTTTGTCGACGCCCGCAGGGATGATTTCTCATGGGATAGAGGGCACCCCGGGGGCGGAGTCGGGCAATAGTTTGCGACATGTGCAGAAGCTTGTGTCTCAGACATATAGTGGCTTAGCGGGGGGGTCTACTGGGGCTAAGACTAGTTCAACTAAAGAACCTGCCGATACGTACAATAACGGTTTTAGTGCTTTAATTGTTATTCCTAGTTGAAAGATTGTGATATATGCCTACTCGTCCCGTAGTAAATTATCAAACAACAACCGGCGACACTTCTTTTGGATCGGATGCCAATTACAATGACAAGGGCCGTAAAGATACCACTTCGTGGTATGGTTTTGATTCGAATAATACTCTAGTTTTACGGGACAGCTCTCTGGAAATTCAGACACATTTATTAGAACGGGGTATGGTTAATGACGCTATGACGCTTGTGACAGCGACGGCCACACACAGTGACCCGAATTGGAACGGGTCCCAGTCTACTGGTGTAGGGTTAAAAGCTGATCCGTTGGTTGTTCCAGGTGCTGAGTCTGGGCATTATCATCACTTTATTGGTAACATTTTCACAAAAGATGATGATGTAAATAATTTGTTGGCCTCTAATAATAGTCAGGTGCGCTACGAAGAAGGTAGTGGGGTTCACCGGTATATTGACAATCCTCGGGGTGGGTGGCCCGCTAGAACGTTGCATCAAAATTCGCCGACCGACCCGGTTGAAGTGGTGGGACATTTTCCTGGGGTTTGGTTCCCTACTCCGTTTTGGAGGGGGAAACCGGTAAAGATTGCTGACGCTAAGTCAGTCTATTACACCAGGCAGAGGTTTTATCCTGAAGATGCCAGATTGGTGGCGCTTCCTTCCGGCGCAGGATGGGTGTCGTTTAACATGCACCTCGCCCATTCTGGAGGGCCGGGCGGCTGGAGACTAAGTGTTCGGGGTCCTGATTGGTTTGATTTGGAGAACTTGCACTTTGGGCCATTTCCCAATCGACCGCCCGAGGAAGGTGGTGGGGCGTGGACGACGTTCCAACAGGATGTTGGTGGTGTGGGGTTTGGTAACACGAAGCCAAATAAGCCGACGGCGTTTTGGACTCCGCAGGTTCAAGCATATTTAGGATTTTTTTGGCCTAATGGTATTGGCCCTGATAACCCTGATTGGAATGACGAGCCTTTAAGCTACAAAGACGAAACTGGTACTAACCCGGGGCTCGGGTATGCGGCCGGGGTCAGGGGAGCCGCAGATAGTCGATGGACGTATGGTATGCCGAAGCAGATGTCGGGGATGCCCCGGGTTCCTTTTCATATGGATTACATTTCTGCTCATGGAAGTTCTTTTAATCAGTATGCCACAGTGCCCGCTAGATCAACAAAAAGGGATAAGATAACCATACAAAGACGTACATACCAAATTGTGCAGAATCCGTTGGGAAATACCATTCAATTTTCGGGTTACACTTCGCAATCTAGTATTCCTAATATAGACAATTTTATGCAAGACCTCATAGATAGGTCTTTAAACAATAATATTTTTGGTTTAGGGTCGTCGCACTCGACAGGTTTACATAAGTGGGAAGGCGTTATTGCTACAGGTAATGCGGAAACTTTACCCCCCTCATCTATTCCAGAAGTGGACGAGGGGGAGGAGGAGGACGGTGATTTAGAGGCACCGCCATTGTCGGTTCGTATTCTACAGAAAAGCATAGACGGGTTAACAGTAAAGCTTGATTATGTGTTAAGCATTACGGTCCGTAGTCAAGTTCGCTTAGATTGGAATTTTGGTGACGGTAAAACACAGAGTGTGGCTGATGGTTCTGGCACCATAGAACATACGTATGCCCAACTGGGCACCTATACTGTTAAGTTGACTGTAACAGATTTGAACGATGCAACTGTTACAACTTCAGATGAATTAACGATTGAGTTAAAACGGGCCCCTGCGTTGGTATCTAGTAGTGCGGGAGGTGGCCTAGCCAATCCTGTAGCATTGCTGATGGCTGTGGCTACTGGCGGGGTTGATGGACAGCGAAAGGCAGTTCAGTTTGGCAGCGATGCAGATGCAACCGCACATATGTAGTGTGTATCCTACTGTGGGGTAGTTAATATATTCACAACTTGACATTTACCTGCCACGTGCTAGACTAATTCAATGCTTCAAAAACATAGCGGAAGGGGACATTATGTTTGCAGAGCTTGTAGTAGCCTGGATTTTAATGATGAACGCCAGAACTCCATGTGAGACCTCTGAGCAGTGTGAAACTTACATTCGCCCATACGTGGAGTTTGTTTTTGAAGACCACCCGGTCACCACCGCTGAAGCTGCGGTACAAGTGGCGTGGTGCGAGTCTCGTTGGAAACCGTGGGCTAGAAATAGGCACAGTACAGCCACTGGCCTTTTTCAGTACCTGTACGGCACCTGGCACGCTGAAGCCCACTATTGGGGGTGGGATGAGTTGTCTGATCCGTCGCACAGGTTTGATCCCGTTCTGATGACGAACCTGACTTATAAGGTTGTGGAGCGTGATAATGGTTGGCGGCAGTGGCAGTGTAAGCCTTAATTGCTGGCCACGCCTGTGCTTTTGGTGTAAACTATTATTGAATATTGTTTATCCGAAAGGACTTTTTTGATGGCTACTTACACCGGTTATGATCGCACTGCTCGTGCTAAGAGGGCGGGCATGGAAATGCTCGTTGATCTTATTGAGGCGTATTTTGGTTTGTGGAATAATGGTACGCTTGTTGTGCGCAATATGCGTGGCAAGTCTAAGCCAAGTGTTCATTCGACCGGTAGGGCTGCTGATGTGTCGTGGCGGGGCGGCAACTATCGTGGTACTGGTAATTACGCTGATTGTGAGAAGCTGTGTGACTTTTTGACCGAGAATGCCGAGGAGCTTGGCATTGAGTTGCTGCTTGATTACTGGCCACGACCTCACGGGCGTGGGTGGAGGTGCGACCGGAATGCTTGGCGTACCTACACTAGCCATGCAATGAGTGGGTCGCCGGGTGGCGACTGGCTTCATTTCGAAATTAGCAATGAGCATGCGGATGACGCCCAGCATTATGTTGATGTTTTCCAGCGGCTGCTTGGTGATCCCCCGAAGGCGATTAAGACTCCCCCTGCAAGAAAGACTGCTCGCAAGCCTGCTGGTAAGGACCCTTGGTTGCAGGTGGGGTCGAAGGGAGATCAAGTCAAGGAAATTCAGGCCGTGGTTGGGGTTGAGGCGGATGGTGCTTTCGGTCCGCTTACCGAGGCGGCGGTGAAGAAGTGGCAGGCTGAGCACGATTTGTTTGTAGACGGAATTGTCGGGCCCGATACGTACAAGGCTATGACTGATTCTAGCACTGCCGTGGTTGCGGATGATGGACCGTCTGCGGCAGACAAGGCAGAGGATAGGACTGAGGCGGCTCCTACCCCCGCCCCGGCCCCTGCCCCCGAGTATCCTGGGCGCCCTATCCGCAATGGGTGGCGGGGCGATGTAGTGAAAGCCATTCAAGCTAAGGTTGGTGCTCAGCCGGTCGACGGGTTCTTTGGCCCCAAGACACACGGAGTTATTGTAAACTGGCAGACGGCCAATGGCCTACGTCAAGACGGTGTTGTCGGTCCGCTTACCTGGGCAAAGATGTTTGGGTAATGGCCGAAGGGCTTGAGTACTTTTACAAAGCAAAAGTTGATAGAGTTGTAGACGGCGACACTATTGATTTTATCGTTGATCTTGGTTTTAGTGTTTTTCATAAAATACGAGTTCGTCTGTATGGTGTAAATACGCCGGAATCCCGAACAAAAGACTTACAGGAAAAAGCTTTGGGTCTCGCAGCAAAAGAGTATGTAGATGACTGGTTCGATGGCTGTTCTAATGTTTTTATACAGACCTTAAAAGACAGCGGTGGTAAGTATGGCCGTATTTTAGCGTATGTGTACGCTGATGACGCTAAGACGGCTTGTTTGAATACGCAGATTATTGACGCTGGCCACGGTGTTGAGTACTTTGGTGGCAAGCGTTAGATTGACAGGCGTTACGGTGTTTGCTATACTACGGGTATGGTACAAGTAAACAGTGGTCTTATCGGCAAACCTTGGGCAAACCCTCTTGACAGAACAAAGGATGCTGTCAATACCTTGATTAAACAGGGTGGTGTTATTTCAACCGACCCTAAAAGTCCGCTGTATCCTTCGCTAGTACAAATGTCTAAAGCAGGCTTTCTGGAGCACGATATCGACGCTGGAGTTTTTCGGTGCGGCCCAGAGTTTGAAGACCTACTAATATCATTATCAAAGTCTAATTCTACTTACGCTGAAGCGTTGGCCCATTATCGTGACATGGTTCGCAGCATGATGATTGACACCGCCGCACACAGCACCACGGCATCCGAGATGGAAAAGTTAGGCAGCAGCGCTCATCGTATGCTTTTTTTAGCCAACGAGCTACAAGACTTAAAAGATAGAATCTCCGCCCTTGAGTCAGGCATTTCCAGTTTGCGAGAGACCACTAAAATGATGCAGACCGAAATGGCCGAAATGGACGTTTCGCTGGCGGCGGCAGAGTCGGCGGTGTTTGGTGAGAATTCTGACAGCTAACGCCAGAGTACTCCTTATGGTGCTTGAAAATCCTGACATGACTCAGAAGCAGATCGCTGACGAACTTGGCATGCGCTTCCAGCATGTTTGGCGTGCGTTAGACCGCCTCGTCAAAGAAGGCGTCCTTCGCAAAGAACGGACAAACCGTCGCACATATTTTTATGCCGCACCAGGCTTTGCGGAATTAGAAGACATCCGACGGCTGCAGGCTTGCATTTCTGCGTCGAGTGTGATATAATGTCTACTATGACAGCACCAAAAATACTGTATTATGACATTGAGACAGCACCTAACTTGAGCTACGTTTGGGGCCAGCACGAACAAAACGTGATTGAGCACGAGCGAGAGTGGTATATGCTCTGCTTCGCCTACCGGTGGGAGCATCAGAAAAAGACTCAGGTTGTGGCGCTGCCCGACTTTGCGGATACGTACAAGAAGGACCCAGAGGACGACATGCAGGTTGTTCTTTCTTTGTGGGGCCTGCTCAACGAAGCTGATGTTGTGGTTGCCCATAATGGTGACCGCTTTGATCTTCGCAAGGCCAATGCACGTTTCGTTGCCCACGGTTTGGGACCGGTGTCTCCTGTGCGCCAGATTGACACTTTGAAAGTTGCCAGGAAGTACTTCATGTTCAATTCTAACAAACTTGACCATCTTGGGCAGCATCTTGGTTTGGGCCGTAAGGTGAATACTGGAGGGTTTGAGACGTGGGCGGGTTGCATGCGTGGCGACATGAAGATGTGGAAGCTGATGACAAAGTACGCTAAGCAGGATGTAGATTTGTTGCGCAGCGTTTATTTTGAGCTTCGCCCGTGGATGACTGACCACCCTAACTTTAATGTGTACAACGGCGGAAGTTCCTGCCCGACTTGCGGTTCTGATGATATCGAACCTAGTGGGTACAAGTATACGCAGGTTGCGACCTATCAGCAGTGGCTCTGCGCAGATTGTGGTGCATGGTCTAAGAGCCGTTTGGCTGAATCCGTTGAAGCCCCAGAGATCACGCCATGATGTACGACTCAGATTCTATTGAAGACGATTTATATGAGCAGGCCCCTGACAAGTTGTATACGTCTAGGGACCGTCAAACGTGGTATGCGTGTTATGATGACGAGTTGTGTTTGTTGACAAATGCTGGCGGGGAGCTTAAAGCTTACTGCTATGATTCGAAGCCAGAGTATCGTGATATTCGTTCTAAGATTATTGAAGCTTACAACTTGAGGCGGTCGAAGGTTATTGAGTATGAAGAATATTGATGAGTATTCTATAACTCTGTTTGATGACTGGTTGCATGAGAATCGTAACGATACCGCCGACTTGGGTAATGTAACGCTTGTTCGCTCTGATGAGCAGTTTGGCGATTTTAGTGACTGGCTGCTGAAGGGCAAGCGCCCCCTGGCCTATGACATTGAGGCTAGCGGCCTTGATACTTATTCTCCGCACTGGGTTATTAAGTCTATTCAGTGGGGTGACTGTGATGACGCTTGGGTGTTCATTTGGGGCGATCCCTGGTTTCAGCGGTCTATTGACATTGTCATGGAACGCACGGATTATCGGCTGCTTGCCCATAATGCCACCTTTGATGCGTTGGGGCTGGATCGTCATGGGCACGTTGATGCCCTTGATATTTTGGCTAGAACTTTTGATACGAAGATTTTGTCACATTTGGCTGATCCGAGGAGCCGGGTTGAGGGTGGCGTAGGGCATGGTCTGAAGAACTTGGCTGCGCATCATGTTGATAAGTCGGCACCGGATTCTGACGCTGCTTTGAAGCAGATCTTCAAGGAGCATAAGTGGTCTAACAAAGAGGGGTGGAAGAACATTCCTGCGGCTCATCCCACGTTGGTACAGTATGCTGGTATGGATGTTATTCTGACTGCCCGTCTTTTCCCTAAGCTTCGTGATGAGATTAAGCGGAAGACAATGGATCATTTGGTTAAGTATGAGCATCAGATTTTGATGCTGGTCGCTGCTATGGAGCGTCGGGGTATGCGTATTGATATTGATTATGCCCGTAAGCTGATTCGTGACATGACTGTGGATGAGAAGAACCATATTGAGATTGTTCAGGGCTTGGGTGTTGAGAATCATAATGCCACTAAGGATGTGGCTGAGGGGCTTCGCTCTTTGGGGGTGCGCCTAACTGAGGTTACGCCGACTGGTGCAACTAAGGTTGATAAAACTATTTTGGATGAGATTCGTGCGGATGAGTCTGCTGATCCTCGTGCCCGCATGCTGGCGGAGTCTGTGACGGCTGCGAAAAACTCCGCAAAGTGGCGTGATTCGTATGTTACTGCTTCATTGGAGACAATGGACGCCAATGGCCGGGTTCATCCGAAGATCAATAGTTTGCAGGCCCGTACTGGGAGGATGTCAATAAATAACCCACCGTTGCAGCAGCTGCCCTCTGGGGGGGATGCTATACGTCGTATGTTTTTGGCTGAGGAGGGGTGCCGTATGGCATCTATTGACTTTTCAGGCGTGGAGCTTCGTGTTCTTGCTGCACTATCTCAAGATCCGGTTATGCTGAAGGTTTTCAGCGAGGGGCTAGATTTGCACCAAACCACCGCTGACAGCACGGGCGTGTCTAGGAAGGTCGCCAAGACGGTTAATTTTGGCAAGGTGTATGGTGCTGGGCCCAAGACCTTGGCACGTCAGTCTGGGTTGAGCGTGGAGGATGCTCAGAAGGTGTGTGACCTTTTTGATGACACTTACAAGGGTGTGACCTCGTTTGCCCATCAGCTAGCCTTCCCCATCAAGAAAGGTGAGCGAACTTTTGTAGTTACCCACACTGGTAGGAAGCTTCCTGTGGATGCTGAGCGACCATATGCGGCTTTGAACTACTGTATCCAGTCTACTGCCCGTGATGTGTTGGGTCGTGCTATGATTAAAGTACACGAGGCGGGGTTGTGGGATTATGCGGTACTCCCGATCCACGATGAGATTCTGTTTTCCTTCCCCGAGAAGGACGCTGAGGAGTTGTGCCGTCAAGCTGGGGTTGTCATGGAGATGGTTTTAAAGGATGTGCATATTTCGACTGAACCTGACCTGGGGGGAGGGTCGTGGGGTACGTTATATACAGCGGGTGAGCACGAGGTGATTGAGTTGACCGATCAGGATCGCATGAAGTACGGCGACACTCATCTTGTTGAACATTTGTTTACGTCACCTAAGTTTGAATTTTGAGGCGAGATTACTCCCACAATTTGAAGTTTAAACACAAAATTTGTTAATTACTCACAAAAGTGCTGGCAAATACTTGCAATTTGTCCAGAAGTGTAGTATACTTACTACTTATTCCCCCACCAAATCAGACTCGTGTCGCATATACACGCAGTCTTTAACATAAAGGAGCAATAGTGACAGGGTACGTTAATAGTTCCAAGCACCGGATTCTCAGCCGAGATGAAGAAGTCGTTCTGGGGCGTGCGGTACGAGCAGGACTAGCTGCCGACAAGAAACTTAATCATTCCCATATTGAGGGCATCCAGTTGACTTATCTTGAGCGCCGGAAGTTGAATGCCGACATTAAGGAGGGGAAGCGGGCCAAAGACACCTTTGTTACGCACAATCTTCGGTTGGCGATGGACACGGCAGCAAAGTACGCTCGCTCCCAAAGCCGTCTAGAGTACGAAGATCTTATTCAAGAGGCCACGATTGGTTTAATGCGTGCGGTAGATAAGTTTGATCCCGAGAAGGGCTTCAAGTTCTCCACGTATGCGACATGGTGGTGCCGCCAAGCTTGTCAGCGGGCTATTGCTAACTTTGGGCGGGCTATACGGCTTCCCATGCATGTTGAAGCTGATGTGCGGAAGTTGGCGGCGGTGGTTGATGAGTTCAGCACCAGGCAGCATGGCTTTAGCCGAGAGGACATTGCGGACCATTTGGATTGGGATCTTGACCACTTGGATGACATTTGGCACCATATGGAAAACAGCAGGCTGGAATCTTTGGATAATCCTCTTTCGGAGGATAGTTCGGTAACTCATGCGGACACGTTGGTGGATTACGATCAGACGCCTGTTGACGAGGAGGGGATTAGGGCTAGTTTCGCCACTGATATCTTGAAGGCGTTGTCAGTGCTGCCTGAGCGTGAGTATAAGGTGCTGATGCTTCACCACGGTTTGGGTGATAGTCCTGAGGCTATGACGTTGCAGGCTATTGGTGATATGATGGGTTTGACGAGGGAGCGTGTTCGGCAGCTTGAGGCTAAGGCGATTGCCAGGTTGAGGCATCCTTCGTCTGGTGTTGCTTGGGCGTTTACGGAGGCTTCTGAGGAAGTTTGAGGGTTTGCCCCTGTGGCGAAATTGGCAAACGCAGCGGACTCAAAATCCGTGGCCCGTTGGGCTTGTGGGTTCGATTCCCACCAGGGGTACAAATTTGACATTCTAATGGTAGTGTGTTATACTTGTCGGGTAAAGGAGCGTTGTGAATATTTTTTTTGTAGATGAAAATCCTGTTGTTGCTGCTCAAAGTTTGTGTGACAAGCATCAAGGTAAAATGCTTGTAGAGAGTGTGCAAATGATGGTGTCTGCTTTGCGTAGGCATGGTGCTGCGGATGCAGATGTTCCGTTGACTGCTAAGGGGACTCCACATAAAGGGGGGTATGCTAATCATCCAAGTACTCGCTGGGTCGGTGATTCTTTAAGCAACTTTACGTGGTTGTTTGATCATTCTGTTGCTCTTGCTGATGAGTTTGCTCTTAGGTTTGGTAAGGAACATGCTTGTGCTCGCCAACTAGATGCTGTGCGTGCTTCAGCTTGTATGGTGCCGGATGTTCCGATGACGGCTGTGCCGTTGTGTGTTGGCGATGAGCTGCATGCCAAGTACGGCACCACGGCTGTTTTGTCGGAAGCAGTTGACATTTATCGTGAATTCTATATAATAGACAAAGCCAGTTTCGCTAAATGGTTGAAAGGTCGTCCTTCTCCTGATTGGTGGAATTGTTAATCTTAATGTATTAGGAGGTACTACAAAGTATGGAAACCAATATTAATGTAGACTTGCAAGCGGTTATCGCTGATTTGCTTGACCAAATTAAGCGTCTTACTGGGGACAATGCTGTTCTTCGTACCGTTGTTAGGCAGATGCAGCAGGAAGAAGAAGCTAAGGCTGCTCAAGTTTCCGCCGTTTCCCCAGACGCAGCAGAGGCCCCAAAAGGTCGAGCTAAGGCGAGCTAGTTACGCCCCCTTCGATGTATAATATACGTAAGGAGGGATCATGGCTGCTGGTTCATACGACATGACCTGCGAGCAGGGCACAACTTTTATAAGGACGCTAACTGTCAAAAATCCAGATGGGTCATTAAGAGACTTTACGGATTTTACCGGCAGGATGCATGTGCGTCGCAGGATTACTGATATTACACCAATTATAGAGCTGACATCAGAGAATGGGCGGTTGTCTTTAAACTCTGATGGTCAGATTGTTGTGAGTCTATCTGCGTCTGAGACAGCAGCCATGACCGATGGCGGTGTGTATGATTTAGAAATAGAAAACTCCACTGGAGATGTCGAGCGGGTCATAGAAGGCCAGTTTAATTTCAAATTTGAGGTTACAAGATAATGTTTAGTTATGAAGCAGATACAACGCTTAAGGCAGCTTGGTCAACAATTGTTGAGCTACAGGAGCAGGTGTTAGACTTGAAGTCTAAGCTTATAGTTGCGGAGCAGGTGGTAAAAGAGTTAGTTTACTCAGAGGCACAGGTTGAGCAATTCCCGCAGGAGCAGACGGAAGGTACGGAGAGTGTGCCTTTCCCCGCAGATGCTGATGTTACAGCACTTGACTGAGTTATGCAGGAATTAAATTGGAACAAAGACGGCCATCGTTTACTGTTAAACATAAACAAATCGTCGCTTGATGTGGCCCCCGGCATTTGCCCAAATGGTGCAAGTGAGGGGGCCGCTTGCTATCATAGAGGCATTCAATCTTGCTTGGTTAACCACTTTATAAATGTGTTTGGATTAGAAACCAACACAGGCACCGTGGCCGCTTCAGACATTATTGAGATTGCTTGGTGCAGCGAAGGCAATGAATGGGACATTGATTTGGTGGAGTTTTTAATGATACCAGTTAATGACCCACATTTTCATGATTGGTACATAGGTATAACCAGCGAGTAGTTGAAGAACCCTTCATAATTTCGGTAGACTTTATATGAAGGTATTTTTGGAGGAACCGTGGCTGAGTATGTGCTTTCGCATCCTTTTAGAATTGACAATGATAACGGTCGCCCTGCGACTGTCTATTCGGATTCTGCAACTTACAAAGCTGAGCAGATTAATTCTATCATTCGCACAGAAAAAGATGAGCGGCCTCTGTTGGACCGTTTTGGAATGAATGATCCCACGTTCCATAGGTTTGACGCAGCAGAGTTTTTGTCGACGGTTCGACGTTTTTACGATCAGGAAGAGTTGCTTATCACGGATATAAAAGTTAAGTCTGTCAGTGGCGTGGACGCTGATGTGTTGATTGAGTTTGAGTGAGGTTGCTGTGGCTAATTCCCCTGATGTAAGTATTTATAAGGATCTTACTATTTTTGATGAAGATCCTGTGGCGATCCTTAACACTATTCTTGAAGGTGGGCGGGCGTTGCTGCCAAACTGGTCACCGCAGGCGGGGCAGATTGAAGTGGTCCTTGCTGAAATTTTCGCAGACCGCTCCGCTCAGGTTGTGGCCGGGATTAATAGGCTACCGTCTGCGACTGCTGAGGTCCTGCTTCAACTGTTCGGTCTGACCCGCAGCGACGGCACCAAGGCTACCGCTAGCATAAATATTGTACAAAGCGCACTAAACACGGCGCTGCCAGCAGGGACAGAGTTTCTGTACGTTGATGCGGTGACTAATATTTCTTACATTTACACATTGGACGAGGATTTTATTGCTTCTGCGGCTAATGTTGCCCAAGCAGCCGCTGTAACGGCTTTGGACATTGGGCAGTCGTACAATGTTTCCACTGGTGGCGGCCCGTTGTCACTTCTTACGAGCAGCCCCACGTTTGTTTCGGCAGTTTTTAGCACGGACCCTTCTGGGGGTTTAAACGCTGAAACAGACGCAGAGTATTTTGACCGTGGTGTTGCGTTGCTTGCTAGTTATACAACTGCGACGACTACTGCAAATCAAATTAAGAATTATGTGGGGACGAATAAGTCGTATGCTTATCGTGTTGCTGCTTATAATCGCAGGAAGTATAGGGATCGGGATACGACTTCTTCTTCGTATGGTGTTCATGATGGTTATGTTTTGGTTGCTGTGGCCGGGCAGACTGATGTTGCTAGTGCAGCGGCTACTGAGGTGGTGGTGTCGGCCTCTGATTTGTTTGATTTGCATACGTCTTTAGAGGAGCGCACTCCTTCTGGTTTGTCGGTTGAGGTGATGTCTGCTGAGTTGGCGAAGGTGCATGTTACGGCGTCTGTGAAAGCGTTGGATGGTTATACTTTTAGTTCTGTTAAGGCTGCGGTTGAGGCTGCGTTGCAGGACTATCTTTCTCCTAATTCTTGGGATTGGGAAAATCAGCGTGTCCGCCGGAATGAGATTATTTCTACGATTGATGCGGTGGAGGGTGTTGATTATGTTGATACTTTGTCTATGGACGCTGTTTCTGCTGTTGGGTCTAGTAATGTTGGGTATTACGACGTTTCGGGTGGAACAAGAACTACGGTGTCGCTGACGACTTCGGGTGTTACCGATGGGACATATGAGGCGGGCGACCTTGGTTTTTATTATGTGGATGCTCGAACCGGGCCCCCGGTGATTTATAAATTTGTGAATACGGGGCAGGTTACTGTTACGGGCGGAGCGGCTACTGCTATCTTTGAGGCGGTGGCTGAGGGTATTAATTATAATGAGAGTGCTAACGGTGGCAAAGTTGATCGTACGGCGACGCTTATTGGTACGGGAACTGCTGCTGCAGCCCTTGGTACTGCGAGTGTGGCTGCCACCTCGTTCTTTGCTGGGGGTAGCGATAACATCAACCAGTTTACAGTTTTGAACAATGCTTCTCCGACAGCGAATGTTTCGACAGATATTGTTTTACGTAACTTAGGTACGCTGGTGACGTATGGTACGTTGACAATTACTGAGGCGTGATGGGGGGCGTGAATGCCACTTAGAAATTTTAATCTTCTTAGTGCTAATCAACGTTCTTTTGGTACCGATGCTGGGTCTGACTTAGGTGGGTGGGCTTTAAGGTCGGGGGCGGCTACTGTTGGGCGGCTTTTGGATGCGGGTGCGTATAATACGTATATTCCGGGGGATGAGTTCTCGGATGTTTACGTTAATAATTTGTTGTTTGTTCGTCCCACTTCGGCGTCGGCTGATGTTGTTATTGAATCTCCTTTTTTGACTGTTACGCCGGGTAATGTTTATTTGGTGAGCATGGCTATTGGGTCCCTGCTTCCTAAAACGGCGACTATTCGTATGGAATTTTACGGAACGGCTTCTACGCCTGCTGCTTCGGCGGCGGAGGGGAGCGCTGTGGCTTCTGCTGCTATTAGTACTAATAGCATTATTTTACCGTTTCAGAGGATTTATAATAGTAATGAAACTTTGTCAGATGGTGTTTGGTCCTTAAGTACTGAACCGTTGGCCAAAGTGACAATCACGTTTGAGTCGCCTGCGGCGTCTGGGGACTTTTTCACTATTTTTGATCCTTTTGTAACAGAGGATGATCTTGCGCTGTCTGGTAATCTTTCTGGTTTAGCGTATTCGGATATGCCTAACTTTATGCAGGTGGATGATAAAAATATTAACGATCTGCTCGGGGCTCGGGGGGCACAGGCGCTAAGTTTTCCTTTAAAACGTTTCACAGAGTCGTTGTATCGACCTGTGGATTTGGTGGCTGCGGAGGCTTTAGAATTTGAGTACGTTCGACCTATTGCGGGTACTGAAAGTAAGTCTAAGCTTACTGATCCCGACACTGCCGCTTTGGGGTACCTGCCGTGGCTTGCGAGCGTTACTGGTACAACTCTTTTAACGATTGCTGGTGGAGGTATTTCTCCTTGGGCGGCGCTTGAACAAAATGATGAGGACAGAAGTGGAGACCCAGGGGAGTGGGCGGACATAGAGGCAGTTGGCAATTGGAAGGACCTAGAGGGAGTGGGTGATGGGTTTTTTGATAACATTAAAGTCTTCAGGGATTTGATTCGCACAGGGTTCACTGGGATAAACTCGGGGCGCCCTGATACAATTGCGTCGTTTTTACAAACAGTTGTTGGTGCCGCTGAGTTTACTCCGGTCATAAAAAATAATGATAGAGACAACCCTTTCCTTGTTGAAGTTTTGGTTGACCCCGCAACTGACCTTGGTGGGACTTTCATTAAAGACTATACAGACTTTGGATTGTCTGCTGGCGCTAATTCATCAACAACTGGTAGTGTTGTGGACTCCGGTCGAGGATCTTTGGACTTCAGTAAGCTGGTCTATCCGGCGACGCATTCTAATAATGATGCGACTGGTGCGGTTACTTATGGTAGAAGCTTTGTATCTGATGCGGATGGGTTCGCCCGCCATTTACGTCTAGTCCCTGGTGCTGCTGGGGCAGCGTCGGCGGTGCCAGAATTAGGCGGCGGTATTGCTGACGCACACTACACTGCAGGGGCTGCGTATGTGTACGGTAATACCGGCCCAACCAGCTACGGGTCAGTGACGGCATCTGTAACGGCGGTGCCTTTTGGCGGTTCCGGCAATACGCTTTCTTTGGGTGGGGTGCAGACTGAGTACGAGCTTATTTTTGTTCTTTCCGACATTACTCTTCCTACTGCGTCCATTGATGCAGCAGGCTCAGGCGGCAACACCCCCGCAGATTGGCTTTACCGAGAAAAACGTTTGTTAGCGTGTGGTACAGACAGCGGCGGTAACGGCAACGATTGGGCCGTCTACCTTGTTTCAGGGTCTACGGGTGCTGCCGATAACCAAACTAGATTGATGCTTATTGACGGATATAACAACGTTGGGGCCACAAACTACGCTGTTTCTGATCCCATTGATTTCGGGGTAATCAGCAGTCGAGGAGATGTCGTTCTTCGGGTTAAGCGGTCTGCAGTTGAGTCAGCCTCGGCAACAGCTACTTTCTACGCACAGTCGTCTATTTATGATGACTGGGATACTCATCAGGTTGGCGAGGTTGTGTTCCAGCCAACTTCTGCGGCAGTAGTCGCACCCGACACAAATGGCGCAATTCAAATTCTTGGGGAGTTAAACTCTAACGACAACTGGGCTGACGCAGTTCCGGTCTCTTGCAGCGTTAAGCGATTTATGTTTTTCAAGGAGTTAATTAGTTTCGCTGGGGAATCGGCCACCTCTTCGGCTGCGCACGCCTATTTTAATGGAGGATCAGCTACTAACTTTGGCGTGTACTCGTATACCCCCACGCTTGATATTGATTTCTCAGGTAGAGGTATTTACGACAGTTCGTTCACGCTTTCGGATTATGTTGATGGTAGGCGTTCTGGGTTAACGAATACTGTGACCGTAACAGTGAATGAAGCGGCGACGAACGGGTTGGATGTGTTGGCGTTCCGTAACACTGGGACGGACTACTGGTACTATGGTACTGCTGCACCGTCTATTGCGGGTGACACTTTGACCATTGATGGTCTTTCTAATAGTACGGCGTACAGAGTTGTGCCGACTATTGTTAACACTGGTACTGGTGCCACGTCCACTTCAGACTTTACTGATTTCACCACAGACGGCAGTGGCGTGCTTACTCTTTCAGCTTCGGCCGCTTATGTTGGGGTATCAGCCCTTTACGGAGGCATTACAGCTTCAGCTATTGAAGTGCAACCTAGTGGCGGTGGGACAGCTCTTGCCCGTTTCTTGCCTACAACTATTGCCGCAAGTGCCACAAGCGGGCCGGATAGCATTAACAGCAACAACACATGGACACTGACTCGTGCGTTCCCCGCTTCTTCAATTGCCTACGCACCAAGCCAGATTATCAACAGAGACTTTTTACATGTGTACGAAGGTGGCCCCACTTTCAACAACTGCCCCAAGATTGAAGTGTACAGTGATTTTTCTGTGCTGCTACAGTGTCGGCGTTTCTGGACAGCCTCCACTGGCACGGAATTCGACATTCTCCGCATCGAAACCAACGAAGTGACCCCTAAAGGGTTGCGCATATTTTATGATGGCCCGGCGATTAAAGCCACATTCTACGACGGCACAAATACCGAAACTGTGTCATGGACCGAATCCCCCGCCTACGGCTCCTGGCAATGGTTCGTGGTTCGTAGAGACCCAACTAACGGGTTAAGTCTGGTGCCACCGGGGTCGTACTCTCCTTCAAATCTAGTGTCTGGTTCTGAGATTACGGCATCCGCCACAGCCACTTCTCTTTTCAGTTCACCTACTTCTGTGATGAAGTTGGGCGAGGACGACGGTGCCAGCGCATGGAATGCACGGTTTGGTTTGTCAGAGTTTGTGTACTTTGACAGAAAACTTACAGATGCTGAAATAGAGCTTTTGAGCACGCAAATATCCTAGTAGAATAGTCGTTAGGAGGTTATTATGACTGTTAGCACAACTTCCCGCCTGGGAGTAACAACTTGGGACGCAGGATCCGACCCCTTTACTCGTGCCCAGATGAATGACAGCCACATCAACTTGGAAGCTAGGGCGGCAGGTTTTAATCAAGACGCCACCCGTCCATCTGCTGGTGCTGGTTTCACTGGGTTTTTCCATTTCAATAATGGGATTCTTACGTATTGTGATGGTGTCAACTGGTATGACCTCGTTGCAGTTGGCTCGACCGTTGTTGATCTTACCGCTTCGGCTGGAACCGTTGGCGTAAGTTCTGATTTCGCCCGTTCTGACCATCGCCACGGTATCGCTACTGATGCGATTGCCGAAAATATGATTCAAAATAACGCTGTTACCCGTGATAAGATTAGTAATAATAGTGTTGATCTTACTAAGCTTGTGGATTCGGCTAGCGGTTATGCTGTTTTGGGTAAGACGGGTTCGGGTTCTGGGGATTTTGCTGAGATTACTGCTGGGGCTAATAGTGTTTTGCGGCGTTCTGGGTCAGGTGATCTTTCGTTTGGCACGTTGTCGACTGCGCATATTGGGAACGGGCAGATTACTACGGATAAGATCGGCTCCCAGCAGGTGACGATTGATAAAATGGCAGCTAATTCTGTGGGCACTGACCAGTATGTGGATGCGTCTATTAAGGCTGAACATTTTGCCCCAGGCGCTGTTAGCGGGGCGTCGGTGGGGGAGGATTCGATTGATTCGATTAATATCCAGACTGGGGCTATTGATACTCGCCATATTGCCGACAATCAGGTGACTGTTGGCAAAATTCAACAGGTTGCGGCTCACAGTATTTTGGCACGAGTTGGTACTTCTACAGGTAACCTTTCAGCGTTGGTTGCTGGGACTGATAGTGTTTTGCGGCGTGACGGTTCAGGTAACCTGGCATTCGGCACAATTGATGGTGGGCATATTGGCATTGACAGTATTGACAGTCAGCATTATGCTGCTGGTTCTATTGATAGGGAGCACTTGGCTCCCGACATTATTGATGGCACTAAGATCGCAAATGATGTTATTAACTCTGAACATTATGTTGCAGGGTCTATTGATAGGGAGCACTTGGCTCCCGACATTATTGATGGCACTAAGATCGCAAATGATGTTATTAACTCTGAACATTATGTTGCAGGGTCAATTGACGCCGAGCATCTAAGCAACGCTTTATACAGTAGTGGCACATGGCAAGGGGCACTGTCTGGTAACGCCGCTACGGCAAGCCGGTGGTCGAACTACCGCACAATCACGTTAGGTGGTGATCTCACTGGTTCTGTGCAGATCAGGGGCGACGCTAATGTGACCCTGACTGCCACGGTTGCGGCTAATAGTGTAGCCTTGGGCACTGACACCACGGGCAATTATATGGCCGGTGTTTCTGCGGGTACGGGTGTTTCTGTTAGCCATACCCCGGGGGAGGGGTCCACAGCGACAATTTCTATCGGGCAGTCCGTTGCCACGACCAGCAACGTGACGTTCAATCAGGTCCAAAGCAACAGATACGATATCGGTTCGCAAGCGACCTCGGAGACGTGGATTACTCGGACCGTCGGTAATGATTTGTCGTTCCGCTTTGAGAGTACCAACTTGGCCCAGTGGCATAAAACCGTTGCCACAAATAATAATAGCGTTTTGTCATCCACCGCCCATGCGTTCCAGTTCCACAACCACTTGATTCCCTTCGTTACCTCAACGTCAGGGACCACCGGTCGGCTCCTTGGGGACAACAACAGGGCTTGGAACCGTCTCGTCTCAAAGAACGGCAGCTACCTGTCCTCTGACGCCACATTGAAAGACATTGAGGGCACCGCACCCGGCATGGACTTCGTGCGGATGCTGACCGGGTACGAATGGTCGTGGAAACTTGACGACGGCGTTTCTTTCTGGGGGCCTACCGCCCAGGACATCCAAGCGGCCGTTGATGCTTCGGGCTCTGACGCTGAGATTGTGACCGGCGAAGAGGGCAACCTAACGGTCCGCATGGAGTCCCTTTGGGGTCCGGTTATCAATGCTTTGAAAGAGCTAGAAGAGCGTATTGTTGCCCTCGGGGGGTGACCAGACTGGGAGGGGTTATGTGGAGCAACTTCATTGGCATGACCCTACCCGGCCTAGTCGGGTCCACAGTCACTATCCTAGCAATCGTCCTATCCACCCGGCTCCGACACAAAAAACTCGACCTAGAAATAGATGCCGCACAAGATAGCGTTTGGTTAGACCTAGTCAAACAAAGTCGGGTAGAATATGCACTACAGAGGAAAGAAAACAACAGACTGCGATACATAATACACCACCTACAAGAGGAGGTAAGCGACCTAGAAAAAAAGAACGCAGAACTGTTAAGACAAATAACTTCCCTAAAACATAACAACCCAGACTAGGAGACACAATGACCGATCCCGTACCCTTCAGCGAACGAGACGACGACGACTCAATAGATGACCTCCTAGCAATGATAAACGATGCCATCGTCACAACCGACAGCCCCGAAGAAATGATCCAAGAAGTCATCGGAGATGTCCTCCAAAACCACGAAGCCGCCGGGGTGCTCGGTAACTTTGTGTTTATTGGAGAAGTCGTGGGGAACGACGGCGAGGTTCGTTTGATGGTCGCCACGTCTGAAAATTTGCCTGATTGGATTGCTAGGGGCATGCTGATGACTGCTGAAGAGTTTATTATGGGCGGAATGTTGGAATGACCGCTGGACGGTACGACATTTTGTGTGTGGCCGACGAAGATTTAGAAGTCGAGTGGACTGTTTACAATCCTGATGGTGAGCTTGCCAATCTAAACTTGTGGCAGTCACGTATGCAGGTTCGGGAGACAGTTGCCGCAGAAACCGTAACATTAGACTGCTCTACCACCAATGGTAGAATCGTGCATAGTGTGGCAGATGGTACAATAACATTAAGCCTGTCTTCTTCCACCATTGCTGAAATAAGCTCGGGCGATTACGTGTACGATTTGGAACTTTACACCACCACGGGGGCTGATAGGGTGTTGCGTTTGGTGGAGGGATTTTTTAAGGTGAGCTAAAATGTCTGATTACACCGTCACCATTCAGGATGTTGTTAATGCTATCACCGTAACCGAGTTTGACGGCAATCATGTGGCTGAAGGATCTGTTTCCGAGTATACGGTCACCGTGGAGGACATTGTTAACGCTATTTCTGTTGCGGAGCAGCAGGGCAATAAAGTTACGGTTGTTGCTTCCACGTTTATTGGTGATGATGGTACGGCGTCTAAGCTGTTTTATTCGTCGGGTTCCCCTTCTGATTCTGTTGGTGGTGTGGGGGATTTTTATATTGATGTTTCGATTGGTAAGTTGTGGGGGCCTAAGGGGGCTTCTGGGTGGTCATCTTCTGAGCTTCCTCTTATTCCTAAAAGGTTTGTGTTTTCGCAGGGGTTGCCGTCTTCTTCTTGGAATGTTGATCATACTTTGGATGGTTTTCCTTCTGTAACTGTTGTGGATTCTGCAGGTACTGTGGTGATTGGTGATGTAATATATAATAGCAGGAGTAACCTTACTATTAATTTTTCTGCCGCCTTTTCGGGTAAGGCATATTTAACTTAATGAGGAGTAGACAGTGTCTCAGAAATTTTTAACAGCTATAGACCTTAACCAAAACGAGTTGCAGAATGCTGTAATTCAGAATTTGGGCACTCCCCCGGGCAGCCCGGTAAAGGGTCAGCTTTACTTTGATAGCGATGCCGGTGATAATAAACTGTATGTTTGGGATGGCACTTCCTGGGTTAATCTTCAGGACACTGGTGCGGGCACTCTCACTATCTCCGACGGCTCCAATTCCGACGGTCTTACAGTAGGTACTGACACCCTTACGTTTGATAGTGGTACGGGTGTTACTACCGCAGTCACAGACAATCAAGTCTCTTTTTCTATTGGTCAGGACGTTGGAACTAGCGCTGATGTAACTTTCAATACAGTTACTGCTAGCCTTACTGGTAACGCTGATACCGCCACTGAGGCAACAAACATTACTGCGGTTGCCAATAACGCTACTGATGAGACTGTTTACCTGACATTTGTTGACGGCGCTACCGGCACTCAAGGCATTGAGACAGACACCGGACTTACCTACAACCCGTCGACTGGTGTACTCACCACTACTTCCGTTACCGGTGACCTGACCGGCGATGTGACCGGCAACGCCGATACTGCTACGGAGCTTGCCACGGCCCGCACAATTGCTTTGAGCGGTGACGTTAACGCCACTGGCGTAGGCTTCGATGGTAGTGGCGACATTACGCTCACTACCACAATTGCTAACGACAGCGTTGACCTTGGTACGCACACGACAGGCGACTACGTTGAAAGTCTTGTTGCAGGTACTGGCGTTACTCTTAGTAATAACTCAGGCGAGGGGGCTACACCTACAGTTGCTATTGGTCAGGCCGTTGGTACGAGTGATAACGTAACATTCAATGATCTTACCGTTGCTGGTAACCTTACTGTTAGCGGCACGACGACAACGATTGATACTGCTACGCTTTCTGTTGAAGACCCGCTGATTGTTCTCGCTAGCAACAACAATACTACTGACGCTGTTGACATTGGTTTCTACGGCTTGTACGATTCAAGCGGTTCTCAAGACCTGTACGCCGGTCTTTTCCGTGACGCTGATGACGGCAAGTTCCGCTTGTTCAAAGATTCTCAGGCTGCTCCGTCGACTACGGTCGACACGGGTGCGACTGGCTACGCTGTTGCTACGCTTGTTGCTGCCCTAGAGGGCAATGCTGATACTGCGACGGCCCTTGAAACCGCACGCACTATTGGTGGTGTTTCGTTCGATGGTACTGCGAACATTGACCTTCCCGGCGTCAACACGGAAGGCAATCAAGATACTACAGGTAATGCTGCTACTGCGTCGGCCCTTGAAACCGCACGCACTATCAACGGTGTTTCGTTTGACGGTACGGCCAACATTACGGTTACTGCGGCTGCTGGAACACTAACTGGTACTGAACTTAACTCTACTGTTGTAACGTCTTCGCTTACCACGGTAGGAACTATCGATACTGGTACGTGGAACGGTAGCACTATTGCTGTTGCTTATGGTGGTACTGGTGCCACTACCGCTTCAGCGGCTAGGAATAACTTGGCGGTAGGGGACGGTACTGACATTACGGGCACTACGCTTGCCCGAATTGCCGCTGTAGACTGCGCCGCCGACTCCAGTGGAGTCAGCACGACAACTGTCACCCATAACTTTGGGACCAAGGACGTTATTGTGCAGGTGTACGATAGCTCCAATGGGGACACAGTTGTTGGTGACGTGGTTCGGACTTCGGCGGAGGTTGTTACAGTAACCTTGAACGGTACAATTGGGGCGGGGGACTACCGCATCGTTGTGACAGCCGCAGGGGACGGCACCGCCTAAGTAAAGATGTTACGGTAAACAATCCGTAACGCTACCGGTTCACGATAGTGGGCAAGGTAGTTACGCCGTGCAGGCGAGAAATACCCGACAAGGGGGTGGGGTTTGTTCATAGACAGACCCCACCCCTTTGTGGTATAATACGGGTACACTTACCTTGAGGGGCAAGTGGGCAGACAAGAAAGCTGGTTGAGGCCGTGGCTCAAAAATTTAAAACTAGTATCACCATTGATGATGCGACCAGTGCAGCGTCACAAGCGGTTGCAATCAATGTAACCGGTGACACCCAGAACAGGTTAACTATTGATGCTGGTGGCAAAATTTCTTGGGGGCCAGGAGGAACAACAGCCGTAGATACCGTACTGTATCGGTCTGCTGCGGATACGCTAAAAACGGACGATGCTTTTACGGCCACCTCCCTGGCGGTAACGGGCGCTTTCACATTACCCACGTCTGATGGTAGCGCTAATCAGGTTATGGTGACGAATGGGTCGGGTACTGTTACTTGGGCTAATCAGTCTGGCGGTGGTGGGGGTGGCGGTGTCACGGTTAGTGATACTCCGCCGTCTAGCCCTAGTTCGGGTGATTTGTGGTTTGAATCGGATACCGGTGTAACGTTTGTTTATTACGATAGTTTTTGGGTTGAGGTGGGGTCGTCTAATAGTGTGGCTGTTGGAGGGGACGGCGCTATTCAGTATGCTTCTAGTGGGGGGTTGGATGCTGATGACACTAATTTTGTATGGGATGCCACGAACACCCGGTTGGGTATTGGAACGTCTACCCCTAGTGATTTGCTGGAATTATCTGGCGGTAACTTGATTAGTGATGGGCATGTCACGGCTCAATCTGGAGGCGCTGATGGGGGCATTGTTCTTGGGCAGGCGTTTGGTTCAGGTTACGTCGGGTTGCGTACTGCTGGAATGTCTGAAACGTCTAGTGGGGAGTATGTCCTCATTTCTGATGGGACTAACAGTTTTTTGGGTGCGGGTACGGGGGGCACTACATATATTCGTGGTGGGGCAAATAGCACCGCATATGAACTGTCAATTAGCAATAGCGTGGCACAAATAAAAGGTAATTTGACAGTTGTCGATAATGGTACCTCAGGGACCGGTAAGGTGCTGTTACCTTCGGCAGGGGGCGACGGCGGCCTTGCCTTAGAATCTTGGAATGCAAGCGGGTTCTTTGGGGCTATTGCAACAGCAAACATGACAAGCACCGAATACATGATGATTTCGGCAGGCACACATACTTATATTTCGGCAGCGACTGGCTCTAATGTTTATATTCGGGCTGGGGCAAACTCTGGAACTCATGAACTCTGGCTTGAACAATCATCAGGTAAAACTTATATTGAAACAACTAATGGGGTGTTCATAGACAATGTGCTTAACATGGAGCCGCTCACTGCTACCGAAGGGGGAGAAATAGCCCTGCTCCACGGCACATCTGGGCTGCAAGACGCTGTTTTGGATAATTACCACAGCGGTAGCACGTATTTTAGAGTGGTTGGTGATTCAACCGTCATGTTCCGAGTACGTCTTGATACTCGCCTGTATGCGTTGGGCGGCACGGGACGGGATGTTTACATTAACTCTAATGACACGCTGGTGTACAATACGTCAACTCTTGATTTAAAGGAAAACATTGTTACAGTCACTGCTGAGAGTGTGGATGATCAGGGTCGCTCTGTGTTGGAACGGGCCCGCATGCTTGAGGCTCTTGAATATGAGTATTCGGCGGCCGCCGCTGACGCTGTTCCAGGTAATCGTTACATAGGTTTGGCCGCTGAGCATGTGCATGATTTGTTCCCAACTGCCACCACCGATTACTTAGATTACGACGAAGATGAGAACGGTGACCCAATTGAAGGAACGGGGCGACCAGTTGGGTGGGATAACCGGGCGATGATTGGTGTTCTTTGGGCGTTGTGGCGTGATTCTGACACAAAACTACAAGATGCTTTGAATAGAATTTCAGTATTGGAGGCCGGATAATGGCTATGGATTTTCCTGATTCGCCCGCAGTTAATGATACTTTCACGGTGGGCTCCCGCCAATGGAAATATGACGGAACCACGTGGTTGCTTGTAGGTACCCCTCGCAACAACTTTGGTACAACTGAGTCTGATGTTACTTCTCGCCCGAACTATGATACAGTTATTTTTATTGGATCTACAGAGCCTACTGTTGGGCAGTCGGGTGACGTGTGGATTGATAACTCATAATGCGACAGACAAAGTGGACATACCTTACAGTCGATTCAACTACATCAACGTCGTTTGAAATTGTTGGCAATACGTCTGCTGGGGTTATTGCAGATTCGTGGGGAAGCGGAAATTCACTTTGGGCTGCGGTCATTTCATTAGAAGTCGGCATGCACGACAACGCTGCTGAGGCGTCATTCCAGTGTGGCCTTATAACTGATCCTACAGGCACTCCAACGTTTTACCCGCAGACGCCGACGTTTGACCACAGACCTCCAAGTGATAATTCGTATACGACTGCTTCTCCTACTAATGATACGGGTAGGTGGCGTAGTTATGTTCGCATGTTTAGGTTTGCGGCGGATCCTTTCGGCAATGATACTGATAATAATAATTTTGGTGTTGGGGTTCAGTTTAAGACGAGTAATTCTGCGGATCTTGCTTATGTTAGAGATTTGAACATTGTTTGCTTTAAGCTTGGGCCTAATGATATTTGGTTGAGTGAAAGTAGTGTTTTTGGGGTGAGCAGTACAGGGAGTGGTATAGATGTGTACGGCGATTCTTACACGCTTTACCCCAACCAGTCTCCTTATTCATTAAACCCTGGGGCATATTTGGCGTTTGCTGAGTGTACTCGCACCCATACAAATAATAATAGGTCAGCGTGTAGGGTTCGTTTTAGGCCCGCTGGCTCGGATACGGGTGCTGTTGTGTTGGGTCATGGCGAGGATACGTTTCAAACAAATAGTTTAACTATAGGTCAGAATGGGATGGGTTTTGTAAATTTGGATGATTCTGATGATGAAATTGTGTTTGAGATTGGGAATGATAATGCTGGTGGGACGGTAACGTTAGAAACTGCGGCAGCTTTACTTATTGATATTGGCCGCCCGCAGGATTTGTCAGCGTCGGTTATTGATGTGCAGTCGTATTCAACTGGTCTTTCTATTATGGTAGGCGGCACATATACTCGTGTGTATTTACCATCAGACCATCCTTTTGAGCAAGGCGACTTTTTCTATTTGAATCCGGGCGTGTCTGGGACTGCAAGTGAGGCCTTAAACCGTGAAGCACTTATTGGAGTTTTTCAAGTCCAGGGCACAGCTGTGCAGGGAGGAACTTATCATTTTATTGAGTTCAACACCCCCGCAGGGACCGGGTACACTGGGCAACTGCTTAATATTTTCAATGCGACTGATGCGATTGTGCGCACGATTCGTCCGTTAGTTGAGACACGAGAGGATACCCTGACCACTAACAGTCAGTCTTTTGTTTCTTATGACACGTTGGATTGGAATGATGACAGTTTAGACAACTTTTTCTGGTTGCTTGGATACACGGCAACGTCCAGCTTTGCGGGAACAGGCGGCTCGGGGGGGACGAGAATTGTTTTGAGAAACACCCCTTCGGGAGGGTCGGTGGATCAGTTGTGCAATGCGGCCGGTGTCATTACAAACACAAGTAATCAGCAATTGACTTCTACTGGTTTTACTTTTAGGTATGGGGGGTCCGTTTCCAATACGCTAGAAATAGGGGTGGAGTCATACAATACGGGCCAGGCCAGTATACATGATTCATCTATATTTGCAATACCTTTCTTTTTCCCAGGCAATACCGTGTTAAAGTACGACGGGAGCGATTGGAATGTGACCGGGGTGCTTAAACACAGCACAGATTGGGAAACATACGAATGGGCTAAGGTATACGTACACGATGGGACAGATTGGGGTAATTAATGACGTACGATGAACTTGTTAGCGCAAGCCAAAGCCACGCTCTATGGATTACTACCGAAGGTAAAGATGTTTTGGAGGGGGAACGTTTAGTATTTACACTATCTTCTACGCTGGTGGAATCTACATCAAAGTTTGAATCTTTAGAGTTTATGATTGCGGTGTTGGACGGGGGAGTTTTTGATAACTGCGAATTTGTTAACTGTAACTTTCAGGGGGCGTCTTTTGTTGGCTGTTCTCTGATTGATACCGTTTTTACCAGCTGCTCCTTAGCTGAAGCTGATTTTAGTGGGGCGGACATGACTGGAACTTCGTTTAATAATTGTGAAATGATTAGATCCAAAAATATGGAGGTCACAAACTCAACGTCTTTTTACCTATCGGCAGAGTACGCACAGTCCATTATTTCTCACATATACACAGGATAGAGAGTAGCACACAATGAGATATGTATTTTTTAATTTAGACGTTGCCCAGCCCGACTCATTTTTAACAATAAATGGTGACGGGACATGGTCAGCGGAGCATACTGGGTACCGAGGCACGGTTACTCATGATTTTGACGCCATGCTTGCGTGGATGGGAGATGACCCACAGCCCACGACTATTGAAGATTTCATCAAGGATGGGCTGCATAGATCCACCTCTGCAGTGTCTATTGAAACTGATGAGGGCATGATGGTGCAGTATGAGAAGCCAGACGGATTTGTCCCAGTGGATTAACAACTGTAGGGCTAGTGGTCATCTGTTTACTGCTAAACTATTTATAACAGGAGGTATGTTATGACTAGTTCTATGAAAGTTGTTGTTGGTCTTATTGTTGGTGCTATGCTTTCTACGGCTGTTGCCACAGCCATGACCGACACTGATCGGGAAGCTGTTCAGACAGCATTAAGCCATGTGCAAGAAGCCGAGGCCATTTTGGAGGACATCCTGGCGCAACCCACGGATACCGTTACTCCTGTGCCTACCGTGGTCACTTCGCCGCCGACGACCACTGACCCTCCAGTTAGTGGGGTGTACACGCCGTTGCCATTAACTTTGGCTGATTTTCCCAGCGATGAAGGTTATCACGTTGTGCCATTCCACCCTGACGCCTCTGGGGTGCAGATACGGTATCTCACTGGGGATGGCCAGAGCCCAGCGTTTGCTCTGCGTCTACCCGTGGCAGGTTCAGGGTTTGTCGATCCGCTGCTAGAGTCCTACAATCCAGATGGGCACGAACACACGTTTTTGGGTGTTGTGCCAACGTACAACACTCCCGTAGCCTACTGGAATCAGCCAGGATGGGATGAGGCCGCCCCTGTACCATACATTCAAGACGACAACGGGCAGCTTGTTGCTGAAACGCCTGGCGTATGGATGCCCACGATGTTTGTCAATAATCAACGTGTGCGGTTGAACAGTGTGATCCCGGTGTATTACGAGTGCCATCGGACAACGGTTGCCCCTGGGCGAAGGGCGTATGCCTTACCTAATGGTGCAGGTTTTGTCACGGAGCAGCATCTGATTAAAGTGGTTGGGGACGCTTGGCGAATTACCTTTTTTGGCCCAATAGGGTTCCACGAATCTATTTCGACAAATCGTCTAGAATCTGCTACAGCGAATCGTGACCAGCTCTGGTTCCAAAGTGACGGACCGCTGCCCCCTGAATCCGAGGGCTGGTATGCCACCCCGCAGGTTGAGGTGTATTGGCAGACCCGAGTTCCTTCTGATGTGGACTTCCCACGGCTTGTGCGATTTGGTAGCCCTACCAATACTACAGTTACCGCTCACATGGATTATGTGTCGGCGGGCACTCCGCTTGGGAATAGCACGGTGACACAGATTCTTATTGACTGGGCGTGCAATCAGCCTGAGCCTAGCCCTTACTTTGTTGATGGGCGTCTGCGGGTTTTGGCGGTACAATTCCGCAATCAGTAGTTGCGCTAGCTGCCTATGTTTGATAGACTATGTTTATGCAGAGAACAAACACACCTAAACGAGTAATTTTAGCGGAAGGGTACGCTGTCCCTGCTGACGAAAAGCAGTTTGAGCACATTGTTGCCACTTCCGTTAAGCCGGTTCTTGTTGACTTCTGGGCAGATTGGTGCGGTCCCTGCGAGATGCAGGCCCCAATTCTTGACGAGTTCGCCGCCAAGCATGCTTCGGAGATGCGGGTTATCAAGGTAGAGGCGGATAAGCATCCGTTTTTGATGGAGCGTTTCAATATTCGCAACATCCCAACTATGATTGTGTTTGAGGAAGGCAAAGAAGCCGCACGAATGGTCGGTGCCCGGCCTTTGGACCTTCTGGAGAAGGAACTGTCCCAGTTTGTGGCGGTGGAAACGAAAGAGGCGTAACATGCCCGACCTGTGGGACGATTTACCAACTGAAATGTTCGGAGACCGCCCACCAGCCGAGATTTTGTCGAAGGACATGAAACGCCCGAAAGAAGTTCAAAACATTGAGAAAGGCAGCGATGCGACCCCTAACCGAGGTGTTTTCGGATCACCCGAAGTCAAATGACATGACCTACTTTGAGCACATGCGGTTTGCTTTAAGTTTATCTGTGGGGTTCTTAGTCATCGGCGTTTTATCAGTTGTACACGCCATTTTCCCTTTCTTATTTAAAGATTACGCTAGCTCTTTCGCTGAAGAGGTGCATCACACATTAAATGTGGACAAATATCGCTGATTTGATTTTGTGACGAAGGTGTGATATACTCGACAGAGTAAGGAGTGTGAAGCATGTCTAGTTCTGCGATGGCGCTTGCCGTTGCCGCTGCCGAGAAGTCTGACCATGTGAAGTGGAAGTTGGGATCTGTGCTGTGGCGTGGAGGTTCGGTCCTTTCCACGGCTTGTAATCGCATCCGCAATGATCCTGATGTGGTGGAGAGTAGTAAGTATTTTTTGTGTACTGTGCATTCTGAGGTGGCTGCTATTAAGGCTGCGGGGGATGTTTCGGGAGCTAAGTTGTTTGTGGCCCGCCGTCGTAGGGATGGGGGTTTGGGTTTGGCGAAGCCGTGTGATCGGTGTATGAAGGTTATTCGTGCTTCTGGTGTGCGCCGGGTCTTTTACACAAATAATGAGGGGCAGTGGGTGTCCATGCG